CCGCCATCGGTGTTGGCTACCGAGGTGGGCTGGCCATCCTCGTCGAGCACAGGGTGGTCGGTGTCGAAGTAGTACTGGCCGTCGTAGCATTCGGTGGCGAAGCCAGCGGCCAGAAGGCTCCAGACCAGTTCGTCCCACTTCGCGCCGGTCGACATGCCCATCTCTTCGAAAAGCGGAGCATAGACGCCGATATTGTCGGTCTCGATGTCGTCGCGGTCGACACCGATCGTCAGCTCCCACTTCTTCTCGGAGATCTCGTAGCTGTGCTCGGAGAGGTTCTGGACGGCGCGCGGGCCGATCCACTCGCGGACGTTGGGGATCTTGCCCAGCCAGCCGTACTTTTGATCCTTGGTCGTCGATGGGACGATCGTTGCGATCTTCGTGTAGAGCGAGCTGGTCTGGCCGAGGCCCTTCTTGAAGGCCGTGCTGAAGCCGGTGCGAACCGAGGCGAGGTTTGCGCTGTTGATGATCATGTGCGTGGGTTTCCTTGGTCAGGCGGGATCAGGCCGCGGGCTCGGCGATGCCTTCGACGTAGACGCGGGTCAGCGCCTCATCGAAGCGCACCCAGACGCCCTGGTCGTCGATGTCGGCGACGAAGCCGGCGGGGGAGCGGGCACCGCTTCCATCGGTCTTGGCGACCGTCTCGTCGTCGACGATGAAGCAGACGTCTCCGATCTCGGCGATCGTGATCGCGTCGGAGGAAGCGGAGTTCTTGAAGCGGAAGACGCCAGGGCGGACGTTGACCGAAAGGTCGCCGGCCGAACCGCCCGAGTTGTCGACCCGCTCTTGGGCGACGCCAACCCCGACGCTGCCGGTCGCGGCCGCGCCCTTGGTGATGTAGCCGGCGGCGTTACGCATCACGAGCGCGCCGGCGTAGATCAGGCTGGCGGCTGCGGGGCTGCGGAGAATGGCGCCTTCGGCGCGCGGGGTGTTGCGATCTGCAGAAAGGGCCATGTCAGCTAGCCTCCTTTGCGCCGAGCTCTGCGGCGCGGGTTTCCTTGAACTTGTCGGCGTCGATGCCCATCAGCGCGATCACGCTGGTGTCGCCTTCGCTCAGCTCGTCGGCCGAGCGTTGCGGCTGCTCGCGATGCTGCAGCGCCAGCGAAGCGACTGCTGGCAAGGCGGAAATGATCGCTTCGGTGCGCGTCGGGTTCTCCTGGTGCATCGCCAGGTACTCTTCGCGCTTGGCCTTCACGCCCACGCGGCCCTCGCGGATTGCCTGGTCGATCACTGCAGCCGACTTTTCGCCCGCACGTTCGGACTGCAGCGCGGTGAGTTGCGTGCTGACACTGGTCAGCTCGGACTGCAGCGCGGCAACCACGTCGTCATCGCCCGACTTCAGCTGGCCGATCGCGGTAACGATCGCCTCGCTCGAAGCGTTGGACTTCAGGCCGAGCGCGGCAGCGATCGGCTTGGCCTGCGCCTGAAGCGCAGACTGAAGTGCCTCTTCGGTCGGCTTCGCCTCCTCGCCCATGCCGAGCTTCTTCTCGACAGCGGCCTTGATGGCCTCGTCGTCAGCATCTGCCTCGAGGCCGAGGGCCTCGATCAGCATCTTTTTCCAGTCCATTGACACTTCCTCTTGGTGCAGGGCGGTCAGCCCCTTCAGGTTCGGTAGGTTGATCAGGCTGGCGCGCGCGATCCCGAGGACGCGCTTCGCCTTGTCGTGAAGGATGGCGGGCGAAATGCCGCGATAGGCCTTGTCCTGCCGCAGCTGGCGGCCGGCGGAGTTCCATTCGACCTTGCCCCAGATGCCGTCTTCGCGCGCTTCAAGCGCCACGATCCATCCGCGCGCCGGAGCTGCGCCGCCATTCGGTGCGGCAAGATCGGTCGCGTGGCATTCGTCGACTACCAGCGGCTGGTGGCCCGCCGCCTGGAAGGCGGTTACGATCGCGTCGTAGCTGGGCACCGTGTAGGGCCCGCGCCCGTCCTGCGTCTCCACCCTGCCGCCACCGGGTAGCAGGTGCAGCCATTCGGTGCCGTCATCAGCCGGTTCGGCGGGAAGGGCCTGGGCCGCGCAAAGGGCAAGGGGGGAGGTTGCTGTCGTCACCCGATGATGATTGGCAGCGCAGGTGCGCCGAAGGCATGCCCAAGAACTTGGGAAGGCTGTCGATCATCGGGGAAAACGCCGGGGATGCGGTGGCACGCGATTCGCGCTCGCCACGCCTGCTGACTGCCACAGACGCGCGCCAAAGCGCAATGCGAAGCTGAAGAGGCCGCGCATCGCGCCGGTTCGTCCCTGTCTGGCTATTCGTCGATCGCGTCGCCCAGGTGCTCGTCGACGATCTCGACGATCGCGGCCTCGTTCTGCTGGGAAAGGCCCAGCCAACGGCGGGCGGGGATGGTTCCCCAAGGGATCGGATTGCCCCTGCTGTCGCTACCGAAGGCGCCCTTGGCTGCGCCTTCCTGCATCACGCGCGAATAGATCAGCGCGGATCCGATCACGACGCCGTTGGCGCTGACGAAGCTGGCGATCTGGCGGGACAGCGCCCTGCCAGGGCCGATCAGCGGGCGGCGCAGGTTGCCGTAACCGAGGCGGCGATAGCGATCGAGCGTAGACTGCTTCTTGGGCGCCCAGGGCTTGCCGTCGGGATCGCGGCCCTCGATGAAGCGCTGGCGGTGCGCATCGACCAGGTAATCGGCAATATCCTGGTAGACCGGCGTCATGTTCTCCAGCTCGCGCATCGCACGCGCCAGTGCATTACGTGATGCCTCTGCGTTGAACTCGACATCGAACATGGTTAAGTTCCTTCCCGATCGCATGAGCCTGCCGGCCAATAACCGGTTCGTCCCGGACGTAAGGCGAAGGCGATCAGCTTCTCTTTCCCGTCCGCACGAAGAAGCTCTGCAGCGTCAAGGTGCGACGCCTGCGGCGGTAGACCCAGCGCGTCACCCACTCCTCGCCATCGATCCTGGCAATGATCTCGTAGACCGGGCTCTTGTGTCGATCGGACATCCCGACGAAGCGAGGCGCACTGCCCTGGTCGATCAGCTGCGGCAGGAGGGCGAAGTCTGCGGGGCCGACCGCCCGCTGGCCACGCCGCGTTTCGGCCAGGTCGCCATGGCTCGATCGCACGTGGCGGACTTCGTTGTGAGTGAGCGAGAAATCGAAGTGCTCCGCGTCGAGCGGGTTTTCACCGGTGCGGATCGCGGCGACCTGCCCCCGCGTCAGCATCCCGATCGTACGGGAGGGTTCGCCATCGTCGCGCCCGTCCCAGACCCGCTGGGCAATCCGCCGCGCATCGTCGCGCGTGCTGGGCAGCCGGCGGTAGGCGCGGGAAAGCGCCTCCGCGCGCTCCAGCGACAACGCGTCCATGAATGCCTTGGCGACCCGGTGATCCCAGTTGCCGATTTTGTCGGCCATTGCATTGACATCCTCGGCCGCGCTCGCGCCGGGGGCATAATCCCAGTTTTTGCCGATGCCGATCGGCGCGCCGGTCTTCGGATCGAGCTCGCGCCAGTTCTCCGGCAGCGTCTTGTTCGAATCCCCGCCCACCCGGCGAATGCCCGCCTTTGTTCGCGCGCCGACGGCATAGCAGCTGCAGCCCCAGTCGCTGGGCGGGTAGTGCGTCGTCCAGAAGGGATGATCCGGTGGCAAGGCAAGCCCGTCCCAGTCGAGGTGGACCGGCCGGGGCTCCAGGCTACCGCCGTGGCGATAGACCCAGTACTTGAAATCGCCCGCCTGCAGCTGGGCGAAGCGACCGGCGGCATAGCTGGTGTAGGAATTGGTGCGATAGATCACGCCCGCGCGCCACGCCTCGCCCTTGACGCTGCCTTCGCCCGCCCACCCGGTCCACCCGTTGCGCTTCACGATATCGCGAAAGTCTCGCCGGAACTCCTCGAGCCCGCGCCCTTCGGCGATCGCCTTGTCGACCGCTGCGGCGAGATCGGTCAGCAGGTCGGCCTTGACCGCACCCGCGACCATGAAGGCGTCGTCGTGCTCGGCGCGCACCAGGTCGTCCCACCGTTCGGTCGGCACGAGATTGCGCAGCTTGCGCCGGAAGAAGGCGACCTGCTCGGTAAAGGGACGACGGAAGACGCCCGAGGTCGAGGAGGGGTGCTCGTCGCTCATCTTTCG